TGTCATTTTATTTAGTCGCATTGCTTTTATAAGCGTGCTGTTATTATATTCTGACTATTTTAGTTTTTAATTGTAGTTATTGAGTATGCCTTCTTCCTAGAGTCATGCTTTTTCGCTACTTCCATTTTAAGCTATTTTTCGTTTCTATTTCTAGTCGATGGATCTGATCAATCCTTCGCGGCCCGGGCGCTGCTTTATGTGCCCATCTTTTTCTAGTTTTTAAAACTTGTTTTCACCTTGTTGTTGGGAGATTGAAAGCCCACAACACCCCCCCCCCCATGTACATATATTCGTTTTGAGTTCTTCTTTTTCTTTTTTACATCTTTTGTTTTTTGATTTCTTTGTGTTCATTTTGAGTATGTGTGTATTGGTTACCTTATATATCACTATCGACAATGTTCTTTTTCCAGAATCGGGTTGTTTTCCTCTTCCTTAGTAGAATTAGAACCACGGTCCATTGATAGGAGATGAATTCTTGAATAATTATTTCTTTTGCTTCCGTAAGGGATTTTCCCCCCCCTCGTGGTCGTACATTCCCACATTTGTTTCAAGGAACCCCATAATAGTTCTAACGATGTTGTACCCCTGCGTTCTCTTTATGAGAATCACATCGGACACGTTTAATAAGTACTTAGCGGTACCGTCAAAAGAAGTTTTTAATTTTTGATATTAGTTTTCTTACGATGACCCTTTCTAGTGTTAGTGTGCATTGAGCCACACCTACCAAGCTGCACTAGTGTGATTTTATTTGGTACGCCCTCTTGCCCTAGAGGTTTTAACTAGGGTATTTTTTCCAATGTTTTATTAAAAATATTGGCCCACATCGGGAGATGCGTTTCTGATTTTTTAAATCATTGATGGAGATTGAAAGCCATCCGGGGGGAATTTATTTCCCCCCACCTGCGCTTCATTTCGCGCCGTGTCGTTAACCACACGTAATATTGGTTGACTGTCTTTGCGGCATAACGCAAGTGTGCCATATACCGCACATGATTGGTATATCGCTCTCATTGCGATAATTGAGCGTGTTATACACCACACGTAATACATGGTGTATTGATGGATGTATATCATCTCGTCTCTGGGGGGGACGTTAAATCCTCCAACTTAGCCTGTACGGTTAGCAACATGATCAGTTACCCAAATTCTGAATCAGAGGACTGTTGCGCACGCGTTTCTAACGCATCCCGGCTTGTTTTTCTCTTGAATTTTTGCCTTTTGTTTTGTCTTTGCTTTATTCTTTTGATTGCCTTTTCTTTTTTGGTATGTTTTTGTCTTTTGACTGCTTGCCTCATTTGAATGTGTTTTTGCGTTCTTTTTTGACTTCTTCTTTTGTGCATGATGTTTCTTGTTTTTTCTCTGATCGGTCGCTTTGTCATTGTCGTTTTCTTCGTCGTCATCGATCATATTATATACGTATCCTTTCCGTTCTTTGGTTTGCTTTTGCTTCTGCTTCATTTTACTTTTTACCTTTCACTTGTGACCCTGGGTCTGTTTACGAGCCCCGCATTTTGTCGAGTTTTGGATGTGGCATTTTCCTTTTGGAAGTTGTTATATCTATTCTCTTTGTTTTGTGGTGTTTTAATCCCTGTAGAGCAGTGTCGCAAAGTGGTGGTTTCATTTCTGATTTGCCAGGCGTTGATAGGGAATGCTTCTTTCTCATTGAGGGTGTTGCTCTTCTCGTTTATCAGTTGGCCAGGTCTCGAACCCATGCTGATCGTGCTGCTGCTATTGCGGTTTTTGCGCGTTCATTTATGGACGAGAGTTTGACCCAAGAAGCAGTTAAATTGTGGAAAGGTATCCGTTTTGAGAGGAGCGAAGCCTTGTCAGATTCAACTGATCATGTTTTACAACGTCTCCGTGCTTTCAGGAATTCTGCTGGTTGTGATAAACTTCAACGTTTTCTTCTCTTCATCATTTCACATGGATTCTTTCATAAGGCCGGCATCACCCTGGATTCTTTGGGTTATAGTCGTCTTGAGGCTGCCGCCGTTCGCAAGCGGCATTCATCACGGCTTGACTTTCTTGAATCTATTCTTGAGACTTTCACTTTTGTGGCTGATGCCGGCATTCAGATTGCCGGCGGAGCTTCGATTGAGAATGTTGTTCATACGAGCTCCGGTTACAAAAAGTTGCTTGATGAGACGGATGCCTTGCTCAAGCTCAACGATGAGAGAGAGAATGCGCCCATGCTGCATTTTGTGGATTTCACCAAACTTCTTGGACAGACTGAGCGTTTGTCTATGAAGTATGATGAGGTTTATAAAGTTTGTGGAAACATGTCCCCGATCGACCGAGCGATTGTGAAGTCTAATCGGTTGAAGGTTGATCTTTTGTTGGCAAAACTCCGGAACACCGAGGTGACGCTCGCAAATAGGCCTGCACCGTTTACTCTTCTCATCCACGGCTCTTCTGGTGTGGGCAAGTCAACTTTTGTTGATCTTGTTCGCGACAAGTTTGCCAGCATCCGTAACCTCCCCATTGAGGGGAGTAAGTACACAAGGAGCCCCCATGAGGCGTTTTGGTCTGCTTACTCGCCGAGTCAATGGTGCGTTGTTTTTGATGATTTGGCCTGGAAGCATCCCAAGGCTGGAGGTGAGATGGAACAAAGCATGTCTGAGATCATTATGTGTGTCAACAATACCCCTTTCATTACCAACCAAGCTGAGCTTGAGAGTAAGGGGCGTGTGGCATGCATCCCTCACCTGGTGTTGGCTACAACTAATACCTTCGATCTCAATGTCAAGTCTTTCTTCGCTTGTCCAACTGCTGCCAGGCGTCGCTTTATGCACACAGTTGATCTCCAACCACGTGCTTGCTACGCTGGTCGTGATGGTATGCTAGATTCCTTGAAGGTTTCCGAATTGGAAGACTATGAGGATGTTTGGCAAATCGTTGTGACGCGTGTTAACATCACTGATTTCAGTATTCACCACGATGTTGTTCTCCGGACTGAGAGTATTGATGACTTTTATGTCTGGTTGCACACGACCGTGGATGTGTTTACTAGTGGTCAGGAGAGAGTGATGAAAGCGATGAACGCTAAGTCCCATGAGCCCTTTTGCGAGTTTTGCAAGACCCGTGTGTCGCGCTGCCGGTGTGACCCTGAACAGCACTGTGTGCGGTGTGAGAAGCCGCTATCATTTTGTTCGTGCACATTTCTTGCTGACCTCGCATCTACAGCTGTCAAAACGTTGTCGCAGGGTCCAGCACCGTCCAAACCAGTGGTTGATTTCAGTGGTCTGAGAACTGCTCTTGAGAAGGTCGGTGATAAGATGCTACATGAGGATCTGAAGAAGAATCTTTCTAAGGCGAGTGCACCCAAGCAGGTGAAGAAGGTGCATTCTTTCAACCCCTTGAAGCGTTTCACTTTTGAAGACATATACTTTGCTGTTTTCTTTTTGCTGAATAGTTTTGTTTCTATCCCAACAATGCTGAGGTATTACTGGAGGTACAAGACTTTTTACGTGCGTGTTTGTACGGGAGCTGCGTCCGCTCAGTATAGATTGTCTGTGCTTGGTGCGAATGCAGCTGATGAGTTTGTCGAGCTCGGGCATAGAGTTGACACTCTTGTTTTCAAGAAACCGCGTTTTTTCATTGCAATGTGTGCTCTTCTCGTGATTATTGCCGGACTTCTATCGTGGAAGACAACGCTTTCGTCAGAGAGTTTTTCTGAACCGGAGTACCCCGTCGAGCTGGATCAGGAGCGAGTTTCTTACTCCTATGCCAACTATGTGCCCACGACCATTTTTCCCATGTCGACCAAGTCGCGTTGCATTACTGCCGAGAACTTGACCGATAGAGTGCGTCGCAACTCGCATCGTGTAACCTTCATTTGTCGTGATGATGGTGAACGTTTGGAGGGGTGCAATATACTTGGTCTGGGCGGTGATATTTTTGTGTGTAACGACCATTGTATTTTGCCAAACACTTTTCAGATCATCTTCAATGATGTGCAGAGGGGTGGTCTAGGCAGACAAGTGCACTTTCCATTTTCTGAGGCCAACGTTGTCCGGTACCCTGAGAGAGATTTGGCTTTCTTTCGGTTGAAAGGTGTGGGAAATCGTGTTGATCTTCTGGAGTTTTTGCCACCCAAGCCTCTGGTTGGGTATTTCAATGGTTTGTATGGTTCTTTTGATGGTGAGGCTATCTCGTTTGTGGGTGTAAAAACCCTGCATAACAAGAGGGTCAAGCCTGATAGGGTAAAACACACTATTGATGCCTTGCACACTGGCGACACCATCACCACACGGCCTGGGGATTGTGGCGCGCCTGTCATAGTGTCTAACTCATCCAGTGGTGCCGTTCTTGGTGGTATTCACGCATATGCTCATGAAGACATTTTTGGTCATCAGAAAGGGGCTGGGTGTGTGCCATTGAGTCGTGATTTCGTGGATCCTATTGTCAAGAAGTTGCGTGGTCTTGAACCGATTACAGTATCAACACCGTCTTTGTCCTCTCAATCTGTGACTCGTGAAGTTGTGACTCTGCACCGTAAAAGCGTTTTCCGCTTCATACCCAAAGGCGCTGCTGATGTGTATGGATCTCTCACGGGACCCAGAACTGAGCCCAAGAGTTGTGTAGTTGACACGCCCTTGAGATCGCAATGGTTGCCCTATGGAATTGACACCACTTTCACGAAACCCGTGATGAGTGGCTGGAAACCCTGGCGCATTGCTGCACTCGATATTGTACAACCCATTGTTGGTTTGGATCATTCCATTCTTTCAAAATGTGTTGGTTCATTTGTCGCTGATATTAAGGGCAGACTCACTATGGATCAGTTTCGTTTGTTACATCGAGTCCCGGAGGAAGTTGCTGTCAACGGGATGCCGGGCGTTGCTTACATTGATTCCATAAATCGTGGAACATCGATGGGAGCGCCGTTCAACACACCCAAGGGTAAGTTTTTGAGGGTCATGGATTCTACATTGTTTCAGGATGGTGTGGAGTTTACACCCGAGATTCGTGAGCGAATGGTGGACATCCGTCGGAGTTACAGTGAACGAAGACTGTGGCGTCCTGTTTTCACGGCTCACCTCAAAGATGAACCGGTTAGCCCGGCGAAAGCCGATACAGGCAAGACGCGGGTGTTTTGTGGTGCACCAATTGATTGGACAATCGTTGTGCGTGAGTTTTTTCTTGGACACATCCGGCTGATTATGAATGCCAAATTTGAGTTTGAGTGTGCTGTTGGTGTCGTTGCTCAGTCCACGGAGTGGTCTAAAGCGTATTCTCACGTGACGCGTTTTGGGGCTGATAGAATAGTGGCTGGTGACTACAAATCCTTTGACAAGAAGATGTCTCCAGTTTTGATTCTTGCCGCTTTCGAGGTTTTGATTGAGTTGGCTAAGCACAGTGGCAACTTTACTCTTGATGATATTGCCGCTATGTGGTGCATTGCTCATGATACCGCCTACCCCATGGTCGATTTTCATGGTGACCTTGTGCAGTTTTGGGGGTCGAACCCTTCTGGCCACCCATTGACAACCATCATCAACTCCATTGCGAACTCTTTGTATGTAAGGTATGCTTTTTCGACCGCAGGTGGTGATGTTGCCAAATTTCAAGACAGCGTTAGTCTGTTGACTTATGGTGATGACAATATCATGTCGGTTTCTTCGGAGTGTGCATTTTTCGATCATACCGTTCTGCAGAGTCAATTGGCGAATGTTGGCGTTGCATATACGATGGCTGACAAGGAGTCTGCGTCTCAACCATTTATCAACATCCGTGACGCGAGTTTTTTGAAGAGGTCATGGGAATATGATGTGGAGCATCATGTTTACATGGCCCCCCTCGACATTGAATCCATCCACAAGATGTTATGTGTCACTGTTGCATCTAAGAGTGTCACTCCACAGGAGCAGATGTTTTCCATTGTGCGTTCAGCATTGATGGAGGCGTTCTTCCATGGAGAACATTTCTTTGATGAGTACAGGGACATGTTTCAGCTTGTTTTGAGCTCTAATGTTGAGTACGAGTCTTTTCTCCACAGCCTCCCCCTACTCACGTATAGTGAGTTCTGGGAATTGTTCTGGAGAAATAGCAAGGGGATACAATCCTCTTTTTAGGCCATTGCCCTGGTCTTTAGCCAAAGGGCAGCATGTAGTGTAGTTACACCTAACATCATCAGTTTTGAATTCTTTTTTGATTGTGTAAGGAAGGACACTGCATGTAAATTAACCTGGGCGTTCCCCGAAGTCCTATTTAGGTCGTGGTTTGGTTAGCCAATTTTTAAAAGAGTATCATTTGTGCCGTTGAGTAAAAGCACATCTTACAACTTACTTGCTGAAAATATTGAAAATACACACTTGGCTTCTGGTGGTGCCAATTCGTCCAAGACGACGGAACAAACCACCACTTTTACAGATGCTGACAAGGGCTCTGTTGTTGACATGGGAGCACCTGTTGCAGCTCCATCTAGATCATCCGAACTTAACAGCCTTGATCTTGCTCGTTATCTTGAGCGTCCCGTTCTTATAACTGACATTACCTGGTCTGAAGGCGGTTTTCTTAATGGAGCTTTTGATGTTTGGAGTATCTTTATTAGTAATTCCAATATTGCTGATAAGATGCGCACCTATGGCATGTTTCGCATGAATCTCAACATCAAGGTCATTTTGTCTGCTTCACCTTTTTATTATGGCGCTGGACTTGTCCAATATAATCCGCTACCATCCTACCACACTAACCCATCAGTGGTAGTTGGTGGTGATCAACAGATTGTCACTTATTCACAACGACCTAGTTTTTGGATTTACCCACAATCCTCTCAGGGTGGTGAAATGACTCTTCCTTTTTTCTGGTATAAGGAGTGGGCTAACAACCCCGTTGATGCTGGCTCGCTGGGCACACTCTCTCTCCATTCTCCCCAACCTCTACGGAATGCGAATTCTGTTGCAGGTGGTTCGGTAACTATATCTATTTATGCTTGGGCATCCAATGTAGAGTTATCTAAACCCACCTCACAGTCTTCCACAGTTCGCAAGAGAGTTAAAGCCAGGGCGATCTCTTTCGCTCTGGACAAAGATGAGTATGGAGATGGACCACTTTCTGGTCCTGCTTCAGCCGTAGCCTCTGCCGCCGGGGGTCTAACGTCGTTACCATATATTGGCGGTCTTGCTAGGGCCACCCAAATTGGAGCTGGTGCTGTTTCTCGTGTTGCCAAGTTTTTTGGTTTCACCAACGCACCTAATATTGCCAATATTGAACCCTTTAAAGATATGCCCTATGGTGGTTTTACTTCGTCAGATATTTGCCCAGCTACACACCCACTAGCCCTTGACCCCAAGACAGAGTTGACTGTTGATCCTGCTGTTGTTGGTCTACCCAGTGTTGATGAACTAAATATTGAACATTTATGCAACATACATTCTTATCTTAAGACAATCGACTGGGATGAAACTCAAACCTCGGGTACTCTCTTGTTCCAAGCTCAGCTTAATCCTCACGTTATGCAACGTATTAACTCTGCTGGGCTTATTTGGCCCACCCCTGTCGCGCATGTTTCTAAGACTTTTAACTACTATAGAATGAGTTTTCGTGTTTCTTTTGATGTGATTTGCTCTCAATACCATAGGGGGCGTTTGCTTATTATATATGATGCTATGAATAGCAGTATTCCACCGGGCGTCAATGCTGTCACTGAGCTCCCTTCATATGTTGTAGATATTGCTGAGGAGTCACATATTGAGCTTGAATTTCCGTATGTGCAGGAGTACGCTTACCAGAGATCATCAACGGCTTATGATTCCACTGAAGAGTGGGGCGATTTGACAGCTACTGGAAATGGTCGCATTTTCATTTATGTACAGAATCAGCTCACTTCACCTGTGGCTTCAGCGCCCGTTGGAATTCTCATGTCGGCGTCTGCTTATGATGTGAAGTTTATGTCGCCAGCCCAACCAAGCAATGGTAGTTTCTTTGTAGCTCAATCTGGTAGCACGTTTGCGTCCGATCGCAACATGTCTAATCCGATTGTTGATGTGGTTGATGCCCCTTGTGAGCAAGATCTAGTTTACGGTGGTGAGGCTATACCATCTTTGAGGAAATTGATGAAGCGACACTGCCATTCATTTTCCCACGCTTTTATCGGTATTCTTACAGGATTGTATGAGATATCTGTTCTCCAGTCTTTGTATCCTTTTGGACCCAATTACAATGATGACCCATCTAATCTCTTCAATTCTGCTGCTGCATCACGCGTTAACTATGCCTCCCATACCTTTGTTGGTTGGTATGCGCCCTGCTTTGCTGGTATGCGGGGTTCCATGTACTGGGCTGTGTCTTCGCCCCCTCCGGAGGACCAAGCCGGTGTCATTGCTATCATCTCCCGTAGCTTTCAGGAAATCCCTCCCAACTCGTCCAATATTTTTACAACATCTAGTTTGGGTGCTACATCTTCTGTGGTAGCGTACGAAGCCTCTCAGGATCCCGCTCTGGCTGTTGCAAATGGCGCATTTCTAACAACGACTCAGACGCAGGCCGGACTTACTGCTCTTATTCCTTTTTATGATCAGCGCAAGTTCGTGGGAACTCACCCCCGTTCATATAGTCGCACCTATAATGCTGCTAACTCATGGAGATATTCAGTAACTCGCGC